GATTTGCTTGTAGACATCCTAGTATGATTCCTCTCATACCAGTATTTATTAGTCTTCTAGATAGTGCTTTGTAGTACTCTTGTCGTGTTCATTAAGTGCAATAATGGCATAATGCAAAACCTTTTGTAGGTCCTTTCTATGGTCCTCAGGATTGCCCTTCCTACCATATCGTTGTGCATACTTTAGAATATTGCCTATTGCAAATCCTATACCGTGGCCACAATCACTAATGAATTCTGTGGATTGGAAATTGTTTCGACTATAATGTCCTGTATAAGTGGCGTCGATATAACGACGGAGCTCTTCTATGAGAGCTCCTTCGTTGAACTTATACTGAGGACTTTTAGCTTTCGCCATCTTCGTGTATCTCCTGTTCAGTTTCTTCAGTTGACTCTGCTAGTTCTACACTAGGATCAACTTTGGCATACAAGTCTATGAATGCCTCTTTTGTGTCTTCGTCGAACCTATTAACACAAAGTTGAACTGCCTTTTGCTTGTCACCAAACACGGCAAACGCATTTACAATATGCTCCAACCTTCTTGTTGAAATAAGTTCGTCGATTGCACCCTCGTAATAAGTTTTACGAATAACATCACTCCAAGTAACAAGGTGTGTCGCGAAGTCTTCGTCAATGTTATTGACCTTTTCCATCTTCTTGATCACTATCTTTTTCTCGGTAGCTAATGTAGGGTACTCCTGCTCAACTGTGATTGCAAACCTTTCTAGGAATGCCTCGTCGAGTATGTTGGCTGAAATAAATTTGCCATCATCTGAACCTCGACCCTTAGTGTTAGCTGTTGCTACTAAGTTAAATCCAGGAGCAGGAGTTACGGTTTCGCCAGTCTTCTTGTTGAAGTAAGGCTTCCCCTCAAGGATGGCTTGTAAGCACATCAGCTTGTTCGAACCCCTATCCACTTCATCAAGTATGAGAACAGCGCCCCGCTTCATCGCGGTGAGGACGGGCCCTTCTCTATAGACGACATTACCGTCAACTAGTGTATTGCCACCGATTAAATCATCCTCATCAGTTTCAATACTAATATTTACTCTTATAGCCTCACGCTTAAGATTAGCACAAACCTGTTCTACCATTGTAGTCTTACCATTACCTGATAAGCCTGAAATGAATATTGGGTAAAACATACTTGAGCTTAAAACTTTTTTCAAGTCTTTGTAAAAGCCAAATGGAACGAATGTAGCGTCCTTCTCAGGAACTAGATTCTCGACATCAACTCTTAGTTGTGCCTGTACCAATTCTCTAGGTTGTGTTTCAACAACCGCCAATGGAACCTGCTGTGTTGCTGGTTCAATTGGTTGTGCGTTAGCCACTTGGCCTCCAAACATTGAAGTCAGGTTATAGACACCTCTGTCTACTTTGACTTCTGGTTTTCCGTTAACCAACCAAGCTGGGAAACCTAAGCCAATTGACTTGGCAGTTTCAATGATTTGTTTACGGGTAAAAACTCCAGTGCCGTTGTCCTGTGACTGTAACGCCTGGATTAAGTTTTCTCTATCAATTGCTTTCATATTATAAGTCCTCACTTTTATTATTTAATATACCGTTATTATGCACTCTGGCGAACCAAGAGTCAAGCATTTTTTCAAAAGATTTCAACATTTTTATGCTACTAACTCTATGATTTGATTAAGGAAAGTTCTAGAAGTGCTTTTTCCTTTAGAAAACTTCTTGAATCCTCTCAATAAATCGCCTTTTTTGTTGGATTTTACTTCCAATTCTTCGTTCTTTATCTCTAGATCCTTTTGTCCTTTGAGTAGGAACCTAGCGTCGTATCCAAATGCTGGTTCTACGACTGTAAATTTGTTCTTAAGTACTTCTTTCCAAGTACCGTCCATGAATTCATTTGTTACATAGTGAGCTGGCTCTTTGCCTTCCATCCAGTCTGTGGATACATACTCGCTGTAGAAGTTATCACGCTTGCCGTCTACTATGTGGAAGTTAATAAGAGTACTGCCTGTGATGTTCTTGTAGAACTCTACAAGGGTCAATGTAGTAACACCATCTCTACGGCTGTATCCTTTCTTATTAGGGAGCTGTGTAGTGCTGCCTTGGTGCTTAATAGCTATTGGCTCACCATATACACTAGCTACTGCTCTGTGTTCTCTGGTTGAGTCTCTGTATGTAATAGAGTCTGTAGCGCCACCGTCTGTTAGGAATACCGTAGTCAACTTCTCTACATTGTAAGTCTTCTGGAACTCTTTGGCAATCTGTGGAGCTAGAATAAGAGCTGAGTTAAGTGGAGTACCACCTAGTCTAAAGTAATCGTTCTGTATGTAACCATACAATCCTTCACTCCAGTAACCTCTGTTCTCATAACCTAACTTCATTAGTAATAAGTATGCCATTGCGTTATCAAAGTCTGACTTCTTACAAGTAGAGCTTAGCATGTGGACAAGAGCAAAGTTAGAATCTGTAATTACCATTTCGCCGTCTTCAAGACCCTCTAAGATACTTCTGTTCATGTCTTTGTTCTCACTCCAAGGAGTAGGATGTCTCTCACCATATCTGCAATTTGAGAAACCATATACATCAAATGGAATGTTAACCTTTCTGCAGAACAATGCCATATTCATCATCTGTTCTAGTGTACCAGGCATCTGTCTGTTCATGCTACCTGATAAATCAACATACATTATGATACCATGGTTCTTACCGTTAGGAACAATCATGTTCTTTTGGAATAAGTCTTCAGTCAATTGGTAAGCCCAAAGTCTGTCCTCATTCAACTTACCTGTCTTGGCAATCTGTGCTTTCTTGTTAGCCTGTGCTGCCTTCTTCATCTCGAAAGTCTGTGCCATTGAGTTAATGATTGGTTGAGTGTTGGATAAGAATGTTTTATACATTTTCTTACCTTCTGCTATCATCAAGTCCTTAGGCATTGGCTTATCGTAATCGAAGTAACCATCATCTGTATGTCCTTGTATCTCTATGCACTCGTCCCAATTATATAGTTCGTTCATTGGAACAATCCACTCGCTTGCCTTGTGCAACTTCTGTTGCTTAAGGTAAACAATTTCTTGAGCGTCTGTATCAACAAGTGACTTTTCGTTATCTCTGAAAGCGTCATCTGTAATTGACTTTTGGCCTTCGCCGTCTAGGAAGCCATGCATCTTTTCAACTTCTTCAATAGCTTCTGATAATTCTAATTTCTTTTCTTCGTTCTTAGCTACATCTTCTTCAAACAGTTCACGAGCTTTTTGTTCTGCGTCGTATTCTGCTTGTCTACGCTTACGATCTTCTTCCCATTTTTTCTGTTCTGCGTCCCATTCTTTTTGCTTACGCTCGGTGTAGTCTTCATCTGTTTCATCCTCACCTTGACCACCACCTGGTGTTCCTGGTTTTGGATTTCCGTATTCATCTTTGGTGTCATCTTCTTGAGCTTCACCTTCACCTTCGCCTTCACCTTCGCCTTCTCCGTCATCTTCTGACTCCTCATCTTCTTTCATATGATCTGGCATGTAGTTATTCCAATCAGGTGTCTCGGATTCTGCTTGATCCATATCTGACATCAAGTCATCTAACATCTGTTGGAGTGGCTCTAATTCGTCTGCTCTTTCCTCAGCTTCTTTCTTGGAAATGTCTGCTAACTCATGTGCTAGTTCTTTAACATCGTTCCATGTTTCTGTTTTAGAAACTCTGTCTAGGAAAGTTTGTTCTGTTTCTGTAAATTTAAGACCTAGTAAGTGTCCAATCTTGAAGTGTAAGTTTACTCTGTCAACGAATGGAAGTGTAGTTAAGTCTCTATTCTTAACACCAAAAAAGTCTTTGTCGAATAATTCTTGGTAACCTCTGTGGAATGACTTAACAAGACCAGGATATCTTTCTTTTACTTTTCTTTCAATCCTAGCGTCTTCTATAATATTGTAGAATGCTTTTAGTGAAGGGTTATCAATAACCGCATCATGCCATCCTTCTTCAGGAGTTTCATGTGCATGTCCTACTTCATGTCCGATGAATAAATCGTACATGGAGTTAGACATGTTTTTCCAAACAGGTAAATACAGTTTACGATTCTTTACATCAAATGCTGCAGTTGGAGCTTTGGCATCATGAACAATGTCAATATCCTCTGTCGCTAGTAGTTTCGCTAATACTGATTTTACTTCTATTTGGTTTGGCATATTATAAAGTCCTCACTTTTTATTTAATATACATACATTATGCACTCTGGCGAACCAAGAGTCAAGCATTTTTTTAAATCTTTTTATTATTTATTTCAATAACTTAGGTGTAAGGTGAGATTTATTTCCCTTCCACCAGCGCCATAATAGGGTAAAATCTCGAATTTCCTGTTCAAAATGTCCCTAATCTCGACTGCAAAACGCAATCCTGGCTTTGGATAGTATCCTATATTAAAATCAAAGGTTGATACATCATCAATAGGTGTTCCGTCAAAGTCATTACCTCTGTCGTATTGTCCTACATATGATATCAGATAGTCCCAGCCTTGTATTGTACTGAACCAAGATACTTTTGTTTGGTATTTGGCAGCTCTAATTTGATCTGTATCAGTATATGAAGTTGATATATGAAAAGCACCTACATCATATAGATAATGCCTTTGAAAACTAATTCCTTTGGATTCATATCCTCCTGAGTTGACATAACCATAAGTGTTCATATCAAAATCTATACTTTCTGAGAAGTCATAATAAAATGCTGAAAAGAAACCATATCCTATTGTAATACCTTTACCCTTTTCTGCTTTTATATCTGGATTAGCTGCAACCCAATCATCACCATACCTTTCATATAGATTAGGCATTCTAATACTGTTACCTACTGAAAATCTAAATTGATCTTTCTCATAACCATATCTAATTACATGATCGTCGTTTTCTACTCTCCAACCAATGCTATGGTTTTCTGTAGAATAATTTACATAGGTAGCATAATGCTGATACCAATATTCATTATACTCTTGTCTGTGTGCTTGTGCACCTACAATTAATCCAGGTAAAATTTCTTCATTAGCATCTACAAAATATCTTTTGCTTTTAGCTTCCCAACCTGTATTATGTTCAATATCATTTTGTCCATAGCCTACTGTGAGCCAACTATTTCTAATTGACATATCAACTTTCTCACCCTCTTGTACACAATCATTACCGTCAACTCCAAACCAACAGTTGTCATAATCATAAGTATAATCCTGATATACAGATACAAATTTCCAATCACCTGCCTGGTAATTAGTTTTTAGTGTTGTATTTTCAAACCAATCTTTCTCATTGTTGTCTGTTCGTGCAGAGCCATCGGAACCTTTGTAAGATGATAATTGTACATATTCATTACCACCAGATATTAAATACCTATTACTGCCTACTTTAGTAAAAAAGTGTGGGGAGAATGTGTCCTCCATAAGTACTGTTCCTGCCATTGCTGAACTGCCGAACAATACACTATTAGATCCTGATATGATAGTAAAGTCTTGGAAGGTAGGCAGCTCAGTTCCAAAATCAAACCAACCACCTCCTGGATCGTTTACTGGTATTCCGTTTCTATAAACTGCTGTATGTTTTACATCTGTTCCATTGCTAGAAACTGCTGCAAAACCTCCTCGTCCCCCAGCCTGATATACACTAAAAACATTTACCGCTTCTAGTACTGAATTATCATACTCTGGTTGTGATGAAGCAAATGTTTCATTAGCTCCTACTACTATTATTTCTTCTATCTCTTCTCCTACTGCTTCCGTGGCCATCAAAGATAAAAAAAGTATGCCTAGTATTACGACATACTTCCGTTTCATATTAAATTTCATTTCACTCCTTATTTAAAACTGAAATTTGGGTCCTTTAATTTTTCAATTAATTTCCCACATCCATAACCCCACTCTGAACCACAAGGAAAATTATGTCTAAAATGTTCCTCGGGTGTCATATAGTTACGGTGTCTATTGTAGTAAGAATTATTTCTTTTCTTACCCCAATAGGTATTATCATCTCCACTGTCAAAACATTCTGGTGTTGCATACTTAGGCAATCCATCTCTGTCTAAACGGAAATAACACTTTTGATTAGTGTCCCTCTGTGGGACTACTAATGTTCCATTAGGAAGAACAATAGTTGCATATTCAGTTGAGTTATCTTTATTCTTCTCAATCTGAGATCCTAATATTCCTCCAAAAATTATTCCAGCAATTACATCACTTGTATCTGCTGCCTCTGCTTTAGGTGAAAAGCCTGCCACCAAAGCAAATATAATCATTACGCTGATAAACTGTAAAAATTCTTTCATAGTCTTCTCCTTTATTGCTTATTATGAAGCCTTTTTAGGACGAAGTAAAGCTTTTTGTCTCCCTTTTGGTACGCTAAGTTTCTTATTCCTGGCTTCAAGTCTTTTGTTTACTTCTGCTGGATTCATCCAAAAGTCTTTACCATCTATCATTTCCTTAATTTCTTTAGGCTCTAAGAATCCTTTGTAAACTGTATTGAACAAATGCCTAGCCCACTTATCATCTGCCATAACACCTGCTAATTGTTCACTACCTTTACCCCAATTACCTGAACTGTATGTATGGAACATGAAATGACTATGTTCTGATATTTCACATACATCTGCTGTTAGGAAAATAAGAGTTGCTGCTGACATACACATACCTTCTACTGAGGCAATAACTGTTGCTTGTGTTTCCTGCATCGTTCTCATCAACTGTATAGCGCTAAATATCTCACCGCCATTAGAATTAATATGTAGATAAACAGCATCATTCTCTCCAGCTGCTCTCATCATTTGATTCCAGTCTTGATATTCTTTTGCATCTCCAATCGCACCTGTGAGATACAAATCATAAATATTTGCTACTGGTCTTTGGTATGCGTTTCCTACTTGGTTCTTATTTAAATTATTATTAGACTCGCTCATAGTATCTTGTTACCGCCTTTATCTTTTCAATTTGTTTATCAATAATAGCCGTTCTATTAGGCCAATGAATGTATTCCTTTTCAGGATTTTTTTGTAAATTGTAAAGTAAAGGGAGGACAAGATCCTCTACATCACGAAGTTTTGTTGCCACATCTTGTTCAACGAGTGCCTTATGTTCGTCTACCATACCTGAGTTATCAATCTGTAAAAGCTTAGCTTCTAACTTCTTAATCTCATCAAGTACTTCGTCGTTATTTACAGAAGGCTGGACTTGTGTTGGTGTGCCACGATCTTCGGGCTCATCAACAGCTGTAAAACCAAAATCAAAATCTTCTGCCATTGTTCGTCTCCTTTAATACTATTTATATTTGTTTAGAGCGTTTCTTGGCTCTTTGGTACTTCTTAACCTTCTTATCTATAGCCTTCATTGCTCTATCCAATTTGAGTTTAGATACTCTCATTGTGAAGTTTAACCCTAGCATGTGATCGTATTCGTGTTGTATTACACGACTCGTTACACCTTCATAGGTTTCCATTTGTTCTTCACCTTCTTCATCATAGTACTTGATCATTGCCTGTTTAGGTCTGTTAACCATTAACCACACTCCAGGAAAAGATAAACAACCTTCTCTCATTGAATCTGTTTCATCACCTACACCTATAATCATAGGATTAAAGAATGCTTTTTGCATTCCGTCTATTTGGCCATCACCTATTACAAAGACTGCCATATCTAAACCTACTTGGTTTGCAGACAACCCTACGCCTCCGAGATCCATCATCTTATTAAGTAATTTTTGTTTAATATCTTTGGCATCTTGTTTGTCAAAGTCAAAAGGCTCTGGCTTTCTTTTTAATAAAGGGTCGTTAAAAGGCAATAAATGTAATTCATCTACTGCTGTTACTTCTTTTGTCTCTGTTATAGTTTCTTTTTTCATTATCCTACATCTGGTTGTATGTCACTATTTATTATTCCATCATAACCTTTGAACCTATAAAAGACTGTTAGCTCATCTCCTTTTTTAATAGGTTTTATAGCATATAATGTTCTATCACCTGCTTCTGTTGTTATAAAACAATTAGGATTATTACTATGATTTATAAAACCTCCTAAGGGTGTTCTTACCCACTCGTGTCTATCTCTACTATGTACTAATACATGAGTCTCGCCAAACTTTGTACCTGCACTATGAGGTATAGAAGCATGTAATCCTAATCCATCTATTTTAGATTCTTTTATCGTTAAACCTTTTGGTAAAGGACGATAAGTGTCTTTATCAAAACTCATAGTCCTAATTCTTTAAATGCCTCTTCATCGTATGTCACAGTAATTTCATCTCCTGCTTGTATTTCTTGTAATGTAATAAGTGCTCCTACATTATATCTTATTTCTACAGAACAGTTTGGTGTATTACTATGATTTATAAATGCACCTAAAGCAGTACGCAACCATTCTTTTCTTTTGAACTCTTCTCCGTCCCAGTCTTGCATAAGAAATACATGGGACTCTCCTAGTTCAGTATCTGAATTTATATCTGTCTTAGCAAAAAGACCTTGTCCATGGATAGGACTGTCTTTTATGTTTAGACTAGATGGTAAAGGAATATATCCTGTACCTGTAAAATCAGCCATGTAATTTCTCCAAGTCTGTATAGCCTCCTATAGGCTCATCATTGATAAAAATCTGTGGAAATGTTCTAGCATTAGGAACTTTTTCAAACAGTTCCTCAGCAGTATAATCTGCATCTAACATTTTGTATTCGTAATCCAATCCTTTTTGTTCACATAATGCTTTTGCTCTATCACAAAAAGGACATCTTGGTTTTCCATATATTGTAATCATATCTTTCCTTTTAAAAATTCTATCCCAACCATCTGCATATCCTTTTCCAGGTCTACGCTTACTTCCTTTACCAGCCACCACTCAGCCTGTCGAAAACATCTCGCTGATACTTTCTATCTACACATTGACATTCCATATTGTTAGGTGTGTTACCTTCACAATAGGCAAAATGACTGTCAGGACATTTAATTTCATCAGGTCCTAATGTATAGTCTCCTACAGTAGAATAACCTTGTGAGTTACAGCCTGTTAAAAATAATATTAATGGTAAAAATGTTTTAGTTAATTTCATTTTCTCTTTTCCGATTTTCTAAAACAGAATAGTTCTGTCTTTTCTCAAATCTAATTACAGATCTAAATTTGTCAAACAGTTGATCACCCTTGTGCGAGATTACGAAGACATTCGTGTCATCGCCTATTGTGTTCAACAAGGACATTACATAGTCTGTACCCTGGTTGTCTAAACTGCTATCAAACACTTCATCTAATAATAGTATGTTAGTGCTGGCAGAGTTTTTCATCTTAGCAATAGTTCTCCAAGTAAACACTAATGCTAGATCTATTCTTTGTTTCTCGCCTTCACTAAAGGATGCGTAACTAAATTTATCTCTGTGTCTACTCTTAATAGTTTCTTTAAATGTTTCATCTAAATCAAACTGAACAAAGAAATCCATTGCCTGTAGATATTTGTTAACCAACTTATTTATTATAGGCAAGTATGCTTTTATAATTTTAGTCTTGATTCCGGTATCCTGTAACATAGATTTTGCTACATCATAATAATGTTCATTTTCTGTTAATGTAGTTTTGTCTTGTACTTTGCCTAATGTTTTCTTTGCAAGTTTCTTTAGCTTATCTTTTTCGTCTGTTATATTTCCTGTCTTAGTTTGAGTATCACTAAGCTCTAATTGTAAGCGTTGTATAATTCTTTGTTGAGTAATCATTTCATTATTAGTTTCCATGATCTTTTCATCCAACTCTAGAGCTTGTTTAACAAGTTGTTCTACCTCGCTATACTGCGTATCCAGTTCTATTAGAGCAGACTCCAGTTCTGAAATTTTATTCTCATCTCTTTGTGTCATAATCTCTTTATGATCATGCTCTATACCTTGCTGGCATGTAGGACACTCGTCTGTATTATGGAAGAAGTCTAAGTCTCTTCTGTGCTTTTGGATTTGACTTTCGAACTTTGTCCTGTATTGTTCGAGCTGTTGTTTTTTATGTGATGGATCATGTAAACCCGCCTTCTCCTCATCGAGAGCATTCTTTGTTGCCGTTGAAACCGTGATCTGTTCATCTGCTTCCTTAATAGATTGTTGGATTACTGAAATTTTAGAAGACTTATCATCCTCTAGTGTTTGTATATATTGTTCTTGAATATTTGCTTTCTGCTTTGCTACTTCTATTTCGCCTTCTAATATTCTTTTATCATTTTCTAATTGAACTAATTTTGTTTTAAGGACAGAGTTCATACTTGTAAAAATACTGATGTCCAATATGTCCTCAATAATCTCACGCCTAGCACCTAAGTGCAACTGCATGAAGGGTGTAAAAGACGCACTACCTAACATAACTATCTGAGTAAAACTCTTATAGTTAAGTTTTAAAATGTTCTCTTCTAGGTATTTTTGGAAGTCTCGTATGTTAGCATTCTTATCGAGCTTGTCTCCATTTATTTCTATATCAAATACTCTAGGTTGTAATCCTCTTTTTATACAATAGTTTTTGCTACCTATTTGGAAGTTAATTTCCACACGGCAATTTTTATTATTAATTGTGTTTATTAGTTGAGGCTTCGAGACATTTCTAAAAGGTTTATTAAATAGTGCAAAAGTCAAAGCATCTAGTAAAGTGGATTTACCAGAGCCGTTCTCTCCTACAATTAATGTACTAGGACTCTTATCTAAATCTATCTCTGTCCATGCATTACCTGTAGATAGGAAGTTCTTCCATTTAATATTTTTAAAATGTATCATACTGTATCTTGTGCCTCGATGTAGAGGCTTTGTAGTAAGTTCTTAATCCTTTGTTTATCTAAATTTGTTTCAACAACATCTACATATTCTTTTAGTAGTGTCATTGTATCCTCTAAATCTATATCTTCTCCTAGAGCTTCGTCTTCAAACTCTGAGAAGTCTTCTATAATTTTAAGATCAATTAGATTACATGTATATAATTTATCTACGAAGTTATCAAATTTAGAGAAGTCTGTTTTCTTTGTTACTATTAATTTAACACTACCACCAACAATACTATTAAAATCAAAATTGCTAAGAGCATTGCTACCTTCGAAATCTGAATCGTCGTAATAAACTTTGTGGAAGATTCTAAACGGGTTGTTGATGTATTCCAAATCTCCTTTAACCGTATCGAATAAGGCGAATCCACGAGGGTCTTTGTAGTCAGACCAAGTGATTTCATAAGGGTTTCCCATGTATGTAATATTGCCTCTGCTATGACGATGATGAAAGTGGCCACTGACCACAAGATTAAAATCAGTAAAAGCGTCAGTATCCATGCCATGGAGATTAGGCATTCCAGGCAGAAGGAAGTAACCTGCGAATTCGAAATGTCCGAAGCAAGTCTTTGCGTCAGACTCTTTAATTTTGGCCATAGTCCTGTCATAATTTTCTCCACATATCCAAGGTAAATATAATACCTTATGTCTGTCTAACATTATCTCAGTAGGTTCCTGATATAATATTATGTTATTGTATTCTCCTAACAATAAGTCAGGGCTGTTTACATCATTTGTATTTTTAAAATAAGTATCATGATTACCTGGAATCATGTGTATTTCAATACCTAAATCCTGTGCCTTCTGAAAGAAATATCTTTTACAAGACTTCAAAGTATTAAAATTTATATACTTACGCCTATCAAATATATCACCTAAATGACATACTGTTTTTATACCTTCCTTCTCTAAGTAAGGAAAGAAACATTCATCATAAAATTTGGCAAAGTAAGCATCAAATGCTAAACTATCTGATCTGGCACCAAAATGGGTGTCTGTAACAAGGGCTACTTTCATAATTAGCCCTCGTATATTGCGCTGTTAGCTCCGTGTTCTCGAACTTCACATGATACGCAATAACATCTACCATTACTTTTTTTGCTTACTAAATCATTAGCAAAATGGAAAGCTTGTTCTGCAAACTTTTCACATCCTACTCCGTTCATTACTCTTACTTCTGATAATCCTTTTTGTTCTATTAATAAAAACTCTTGTAGTTCAGGATCGTCTTTAGCCACTGCATGTTTGTGATCAAAAGAATCTTTTAACCATGCCTTTAAGTCTTTTAAATCTCCAAAATCAACTACCCAATTTTTATCGTCAAGGTGGTTACAACCAAACTTGAAACTAAAAGACAAAGCGTAACCATGTAGTAAACTACAATGACTATGCGTTGCTAAAGGTTGTCTAAACATACATGAAAGACCTTCTTCATGTCCATAGGTTTTTGTTGAGTAGTATTTGTAATCTCTCATCTTAACTCCTGATATAAGTTTGTTGCCGTAAAGTATTCCTCCTGCAACATTGTTCTATTATTCTTAATTGCCGTTTGTATTTCTTCTGCTTGGAAATTTTCCATCATTGTTTCTATCTTTCCTATAAGCATTTGTTTATTATCCTGATAGCCTTTCCAGTCTAATGTACAAATAGAAGGATACTTAAATATATCCTCATACATTTCTACATAAGAAAGTCTGTTAGGTACAAGTGGAATACCACCTGCCATTAGTATTTCATAACAGCTAATACCTAATGTCTCTTGTAAGTTTGCTGAGAAAACCATTTTAGATTGTTCCAATAATGAATTGTATTCTGGTTTCGTAAGATTCAATTCATTACAATTAATCCATTTATACTGTGGCAATTCTTTTGCCAAGTCTTGAAATATATTTAATTGTTTCTCGGGTGCGTCCCTGTGAGGAAACAAAATAATATCTTCTTTCACTAATCTTTGAGGTTGTATATAGTTGCCTAAGTATTCCATAGGCCAACCTGTTCTAACAATTTTACTATTTAAATATTCAGGATCATTATTGCCAGGAAACATTGTATTAACAAATAATTCAATATGAAAGTTACTAGCAAAATAGTTTTTATCTATAGCATCAAAGAAAGCTAGTTCTGTATGCCTAACCCAAGGTTTATTTCCTATTAATCTACCTAAAAAATCCTGAGGATCATAACTGCCTGCATGCCATAGTGCATGTATTGTTGCATCTATCTGAAATAAATCTAACATGTATTTAAGATTAAGAATACCTGGATGCCAAGCGTCTGCAAAGACAAAATGATCTCCGTTCTTAATCTCATTGTTGTTAAAATATTCTGCAAGAAGTTTTACTTGTTCTGATTTGTATATGTTTGTGCCTGCAAAGTTTAAGAAGGCACCTGGTGTTGTACACGCTGCAATATCTTCTGGACCTTCAATAACTGTTATATCTTGTCCTGTTTGATCTGCTATTTGCTGAGGAAATTCTGTTTTCCATTGTGCTGTGTATCGTGTCTCGACATATTCTAAATCAATTAAATAAATCATTCTCTAGTATGCCTCCATTTTCATTATCTTCATACACTTCAACTCTTACTGCACGATTAGGATACTTCTCTTCTATATAATTTATAAGAGACTCTGCTATCATCTCACAAGACTGGTAATCTAGTTGTAATGTTCCTTGTTCAAACTGTCTTTCTAGTTCTCGCTTAAATTGTATGAACTCTACATCTCTATCGTTATGAGAAACACCTAGTGTTACATAAAAATAAAAGATATGCCTATGAGGATAACCTAGGAAACTAACATCTCGCCAGTCACCTGTAGCATAATCAGGATTTGTATCTGCTCCTGGAAACTTATGTATTCCTTCTCTTTGAAATGATACTTTTATGTACCTGTTCTTAATAGCCATTCTGGTTCCTCTCTGTTTGTATATTTAGCAAAGTCAATTTTGTATTTGTTGTAATACCTACGATAAGATTTTACTACACTCTTACCTTTTACATCATCTGGCATAGCAAGTGGCAAGCCATGGACATCTGCCATTGGTGCATGTTCAATATTCTTAGGAGCAAACCTAAGTAAATTTTCTAGTTTTTCCTGTGTCAAGTGTGTCCTACCATACCTGTGAGTATATTCCTCAGATAACCTACACCATAGATTATATAGGTAATTATAATTGGCATCACTGCTTCTAACCCATATACCATCTGGGTGATTGATGTGGCTAGCCTTGTAAAGTGTAGCCTCCATATTAGAATTAGGATGTCGCCATCTTTTAATTCGTCTTCCTGCTGCTGTTTTGTCTTCATATAGATCTCCGTCTAATACCCGGTGTGCTGTTGACATGAGCTGTGCGTACTCAATAACCATTTTAACGACATGTTTATCACAATGCTGTTCTGCACATAGTACAGGATTTTCATGTAGTAAAAATATGTTCATGTAAATAAATCCTCTAAACTTGCTGGTGGTTCACTACCTACTGCCATAGATTTCATTGCTCCACCTAAGTATTGGTTGTTCTCCCAATAGTTAAAATCATCTTTATTGCGTACATTATAGAGGTTCCTGAACTGTCCGTCAAGTTTCATCTTACCCGTAAATTTAATTAGTGCTTCTTCATCTAACATCATAGTTTCTAGGTGTTTCATAAAGTTTTGTATGGACATAAGGATAAATGCTGTTCTAACATATATCCACTTGTTCAAGTTGCCATATTTCTCTTTTGCCTTCATGCTAGGTGTGTTCATAATAGTGTGAAATTCGTCTAAATCTACTCCCAATTGGACAGTTTCCTGCACATTATCGTACATTTCTCGATACAAATTGGACATTTTTCTACTGAACTTAGTTGTGCCTTGTCCCATGTAATATAACCCTGTCTCAACCGCCCTACTATGAGTTGTAGAGTCATATGATATATCTACATTATCATATAAACCGTTCTGACAAAAGACTAGATAAGGAATTATACGCCTAATACTACCTACACCTAATACATGTAAGTGCATTTTATCTTGTGGCCAGAACTTAGCAATTTCACTAGCAATAAAAGCTCTTTTTACATCTTCTAAAGGACCTGTACCTAGTGCTGCTGCTCCCATTGCCACACCACCTATTCTATCATGCCACTCTGCAGGTATCTGTTCTAACAATAGTTCATACCATCTTAAATATGTGTCTACACAATTACCTTGTAGAATAATATAAGGTTTGCAAGTGCTTTCCTTACTATCAAATACTTCTAGTTGTCGTTTTATATTACGACCTGTTTTCCTAGCTAGCTCTTCGTAGTTTTCAAAGTCAAAGAACCTTTGTTTAGTATCGTTTCTGTCTGATCTATCGCCTGTAAGTATTACAGGTATCTCATCAAAACACATACCTACATCTGCCCACTCTGCTTGGTTCTCATATACTTTATCTTTGAGTTCATCAGTAATAGTCATACCTTGTGTAACAATTTGTAAGCCACCTGAGTCTGCATGGATACTATGTACATGATCTTTATATGCTAGGAATCTTTCTCCAAAACTAGACTCTGTATGTCCGTTGTATAGCATAGAAAATTTGTGTGAATGTACGCCTGTTACCAATTTATCTAGTAACATATTAATAATCTGTGAATTTGTTTCGTCCTTAGCAATCCCAGGGTTACTAAACCTCATATAGGAAGTGCCTGAAACTACATAATCTAATTGTCTACTCATGTTTTCAATATTTCAATTAACATATTTGCTTGGGCTGTTGCATCGTCCAAAGCATTATGATTATTTGCCTTAGGGAGTCTCCTATCTAATACATTCATTAGAGTTCTTAAACAGTATATGTCCCAGAACTTCCAAGGTATTTGCATACCCATAGCTCTGTAAGCATTTTCTAATATGACTACATCAAAGTTAGCGCCATAACCCCAAATAGGAATAGAATCAATGCCATAATACTTACTGAAAGACTCCAAAGAATCTTTGAGAGGTTGTGGATCTCGTTGCCATGCCTCTCTTGCCTCTTTAGGTTGTTCTTCCCACCACTTAATCGTTTCCGTTTCAACATGTAATCCTGCCTGTCGTCCTTCGACTCCGTTTACATTAATATAAAATGTGTCTGTAATTTCTAAATTTTCTACAAGACACGCTCCAATAGAAACTATACACGCATTAGAATGTGTACTTAAAGTTTCTAAATCTACTACTATATGTTTACTATTAATATCCATTATCTAGGTGATACCATTTGTTGTTGTGTTATATTATCAAAGAATTCTTTCTTCAAGTCTTCTTTCTTAAAACCACCTCGTAAAACAGTAGTCTGTGTTAAAGAACTGTTAGCCATTATGCCTCTATTCTCGCAACAACCATGTGTTGCCTGTATATAGACTCCTACATGTTCTGTTTCACATTGCCTCTGGATTTCATCTGCTATCATTACATTAAGTTCTTCTTGTAATGTACCTCGTCTAGCACACCATTGTGCTATCCTTGTGTATTTAGATAAACCTAATAGTTTATCACCAGCAATTATTCCTATGTATGCAATACCTGTAACAGGTTGATGATGATGTGAACACATACTTTTTAATTCACTTCTCACTACCAACATGCCTTCATATCCGCCTTCCACATAATTAGGAAAAGCATTAGGGTTAGGCATAGTGTTATACCTACCTGACATAATTTCATTAACATACATCTTTGCTAATCGCCTAGGTGTGTCCATACTGTTAGGATCGTTTTCTGTATCAATAACTAATGACTTTAGAACTTCATAGAACTTGCCTTGTAGTTCGTCAATTAGTTTCTCCTTGTCGCCAGGCTCTAGGACTTCTGATATATTATCACCAGCATAAAAGCGTTTGCCTTTGTCCTTTAGTCTTGCTATTATCTCTTTACTAATCATATTTTCTCCTGTATGAGATTACTCCTCCCAAGGGTAAATTATCCATCTTTTGTCGTTATTATGCAGTCTTTCGGCTACAAAGTCAAGCTCTATATCAGCTTTTTGGTGTAATACAGCCCACCGGCTCTTTGGAATAATTTCCTTGATCTGATTAATTGTTAAGGCACTATCACAAATATCATCAACAAAAATGGTGCCTCTTAAATTTTTGTTGAACCCGTTAGCTTTAATCTTATCCTGAAACTCTCCATCTCTGGTTTGCCATTCAAGAGGTTCAAAGCCAGCATCTAGCCAATGAGAAAGCATAACACCTGGTATCAATCCACCTCGTGATATACCTACCACTTTGTCTATGTTCTCATTCTTTAATTGTTTGTATAATTTGAAGACCATGGCATTAACATCATCCCATGATACATAAAGTTTTATTGCGTCACCTACCATTTTTCTTTAAACTCCGTAAGACCTACATACTCTCCATTCTCATCTCTTTGGTAAATAGGTCTTGCTATTGAATAAGGATCACACATTCTTTTACCTATGTATGTGAAATGAGATTGTACCGTACTAGGAGCAACATAGTTATACCAAGTTTCTACATCTGTTTCCTTTTGTTCACAGTATTCTTTTATTTCCTCTTTCTCACCGTACACGAGTTCTCCATTATTTAATTTTACTAAATTGACACTCAAAGTTTTACCGCCAATAATAGTAATATACAAAGTTGTATAATAACAACCAATAATAATTCTACTGCTAATATAGTATGATACCAAATCCATCTTGTCTTGTAAGCATTGTCTATTGTTACTTCATCTGGATCAGGTTCTTTGTATGTATCAATATCCTTTTCAGGATTTTGTTGCCATAGTATTTTCCACCATTTCATAATTAAGTTCCCCAGGCATTGCCAAACAAATCTATATGTAATCTAGGGCTATACTTGTAACCTGTCTGCATACAAGCGTCTGCAACACCTTTTGCCGTCA